GAGGTGGTTTTGGAGTAAAAAAAAGGTAAGTATTTGATTAATAAGTATTTAAAGCGTAAAAATAATTAAAAAAAAGTTATAAACATATTTTAAACATTAGTTTAAAGAGTGTATATTTGTATTCTAAATGATTAATTATGAAATTTATAGCCTATTACAGAGTAAGTACAAAAAGACAAGGAGAATCTCAACTTGGATTGAAAGCTCAGAAGCATTCAGTAGAGAGGTTTATTGCACCTGAATTAATCGACAAGGAATTTATAGAAATTGAAACCGGAACTAATAAAAAATATAGACCAATATTAAATGAAGCTATTGAGTTATGTAAAAAATATAATGCTACTTTAATTATTGCGAAGCTGGATAGGTTGGCTCGTAATGTATCCTTTGTTTCTTCTTTAATGGATAGTAAAGTAAAATTCAAAGCAGTTGATATGCCTGAAGCTAATGAGTTAACAATTCATATTATGAGTGCTATTGCTCAACACGAGGGAAAAGTAATTTCAACACGTATAAAAGAGGGGTTAGCTCAATCTACTAAGAAAAAAGGTACTCCTAAAAACCTAACATTAGAAGCTAAAGCAAAAGGGTTAGAATCTATAAAAAATAAAGCAAAAAACAATCAACACAATAAACGTGCTTTAGCCTTTGTAAAGGGTTTAAATTATGAAGGAATGAAGTTAAGAGAGGTTGCAAAAAGTCTTAATGAAAATGGGTTTAAAACATCAACTGGAAAAGGGTTTGGTACTACTCAAGTTATTAGGGTAATTAAAAAAATAATAGAATTAAAAAGCACCTTATAATTAAATAAGATGCTTAAAAAAAAATTGCTATGAAAATAGAAAGATATTAAATATTAATTGAATTTAGTGAGAAATGTATATATACCTCTATCCTTTATTGTTTCTTCTTGTTTCTTTAACGTGAATTAATTTTATTAATATATTTTTTCTCTCTATATATACTATATATAGGAGCACACCCCCTCCGACTATACTACCATTGACTTTGTAGGTATTAAAAAGAGTGTTAAAACCCATTTTAACATTATATTTAATACCTTTTTTTACTACTTTTAGTCTAAACCCTTCTCTTTTGCTTCAATATAATTTCTTTCAGAGACTTGCTTAACTAATTGATTAAGTATTAAATCTTGTTTTTCTACTCTAGTTCTTAAATATTGCACTTGTTCAGTTTGAAATTCAACTTCAGATATAGTACCTATTAAATCTTGATACTCATTTTCCGTAAATACTTTATGAGTCCAACCTTTTTCTATTGCTTCTATAGTAATTAATTGAATAGCTTTTTTTAATTTGTCCTGATGTGGTATATCTTCTTTTAATTGAGTTTTAAGCTCTGCGTTTTCTTTTTTTAAATTCTCTAATTCCTTCTTTAATTTTTCAATATTCATTAAAGAAAACATCTCTTTTTGTGTCGCGTCTTTTAACCTGATTGACGCGTTATTGTCGTTTTCAATTATGATTTTCTTAACCTCATAACCTTTAAAAATATATCTATTATCTATTATTTGTAGGTTGTTTTTCTTGGCATACCTTTGTAATTTTCTACTACTCCAGTTAACAATTCTTTGCACTTCTGTAATAGGATAAAAAGCATTGTCTTTAATTTTCATAAGAATTAGTATTTAGTCGCGACAATATAGAAAGAATAGTTCTATTAACGCGTCAGTGTCGTGATAAAGTTGTTAGATACTGTAAAATAAGGGCATAAAAAAAACCGTAGCTAATTGTGAGACTTACTACGGCTTATACCTTATGTGTTTTTAAACACTAATACTAATACAAAGATACTCTTTTTTTAGATAATTTAATTATAAAACAATCATTCGTTGCTTATTATTTAAGTGATTATAATACTCAAAACTACTCATTTCTTTAACTCTCTTTTGAAGCTCCATTTTTTTTATAAACTATTGAAACTTTTATCTTCTTTAGGAATCATTTTAATAACTGGAATCTCTTTTACATTAAACCAACCTTTTACATTCATAAATTTATAATTATTTAAAAAAGTTAAATCACTTCTATTATTAAATATAATAATAGAATCGTGTCTTCTAATAACTCCTTCATTTTTACTACTTTCTAACTCTGTTTTTATCTCGCTTATTATTCTCTTTTCAAAGAAGGAAAGCTTATGGAATAAATCACCTCTAAATTTAGGATCAAATAAATTATCAATTAAATAAGAGATAACAACCTCATCAAAACCAAAGCTTCTAAATTTAATTATAGCATTATTTTTTTGAACCTTTTTTTCTGTTTTCTTAGAAGAATCATAAAAGAAATTGTTTAAGTAGATATTAATACTTAGTTTATTCTTTTTGTTTTCTCCATAAAAATCAGAAGGAAGCTCAAGACCATTTATAGCATATAGTAAACGAGGGAAACAGTTTCTAATATCTAATTCAAAAACACTTGTATTAAACTCTTTACTTATTAACTTAATTTCATCAACTCCAACGGTTGTAAGAAGATTATAATTTCTATTTGCAATCCATTTAGGAGCTGTATATATAGTGTCGTTTACAAAGGTTAAAATGAATTGACTTACTACATTCTTGTTTTTTGTTTTGAATGAGTTTCTATATTTTAAACTCTTTTCAATTCCGTATTTTTCAATAATTCTAATATTATATGCTTTAGTAACATTAACAACTAACTCATTAAATTTATCTTCATTACTTAATAACTCAATAGCTATGTTTTCTCTTTCTGTTTGCACCCTATCTCCATTGTAGTTTTTCTCTATTAAATAAGATTTTAATACCTTAAGATACTTTAGTCTAATAAAAGAATCAACCATTTTTGTTTTATCTCCTAAGTCTTTTATATTTAATCTATATTTATTTCCAAACAAATCCAGCTCTTTAATTAGTTTTGTATTTTTATATAGATTTTTTATAATTGTTTCTTCTTTTGTCTTCATTCTTTTACTTCTATTAGTAACCTCTTTAATATCTATTACTTTTATTTTCCTAATACTTAAAAAGCTTTCAAACTCTGAAGCTGGAAAAGGTTTATCATATAGTATTTTTTCTTTATGTAGATTAATACTAACTTCATTTCTTTTAATTGAGAAGATACCGTTTGAATCTTGTTCAAATATTACAAATAAATGATACTTTTTATATTTTTGAGTTTGTTTATTCTCTATTGATATGTTTTTTCCTTTTGAATCTTTTTCAGTATTAATAAAAGCATTAATCTCTGTATCAATATCTTTAAAATAGGTTTGTCTTTTGTTAGATAAATCAAGTCTATTATATTCTATATATGAAGCACCGTTTCTAACTCTATTAAACGCTTGGTATAAATTAGATATGTAGAAGCTTTCAAATTCATTTGACCTATCTTCTAAGAAATATACAGAAGCATTGGAATAATAGTTATCAATACCTTCAAAACCTTTGGCACTTATTACAGTTAAATTACTATCTATGTTTTGCTTTATAATTAGCTTTTTAGATAATGACCTTAATAAACTTTCTCCTATTATAAAATTAGCTTCTAACTCCTTTTTATAATTTCTTAGATTATACAAAGCACTTGCAGAATTAGTAGCAATTAAGACGTTTTCTTTATCCTTTAAACGTGTTTTAATAGCTTCTAAGCTACGCTCTCGGTCTTGAGTTAAGTTTATAGTTATTTCTTTAATTTCTTTGTTATGAATGAGTATATCGGTTTTACTAAAAAGGTTTGGAGAAGCTGTTACTGTTACAATAGAAGTGTTTTTACTACTGCAAATATTTTCGACTTTACTTAAAAAATCAATAAGTACATATCTAAAACTTGAGTCTTGTTCTATTGAATGAAATTCATCAATGATAACTTTATCAATCTTATGTGAAATATCCTTAAGCTTCTTATTCATTAGTATAAATGAATCAGCGACAAAGACTAATACATCTGCATCTTTAAAATCAGTATCTCTCGACTCTTTATAAAAGAATTTTATACGATTTTTTGTATTAATTTCACCTTCTAAATATTGTTTGTGTTTTTCAATAAGTACACCTTTGTTAGGTGCAATCATTATATTAATTTTATCTTTATATGGAGTAAGTTGTAAAAAGCTTGTGGAGAAACCATTTCCACAGACTTGTTTGTCAACGTGGGTTGTTTGATTGTCAATAAAACAAGACTGTATTGTATTGGGTGTTAAGTACTTAGAAGTATTATGTATTACTCTTTTTTCTTTCATAAGGTAGTCGGAGTCTCACGTCCGTTGTGTTTGTTAAAGATATAATTATTATTTTAATATTTTTAATATTTTCTTTTTGAGTTGTCAACTCGTTATAAACAAAAAACAAATCAGTCAGTTTAGGTATAAATTAGAGTATAGAAGTAGAAGTAAAAACCTATTCCAACTGCTTTGCTATAATTTTTTTATTGCCAGTCAGTAAAATTAATCACTGGTATCTCTCTCTTTTCAATGTCTTGTTCAAGCTCGACTGCCTTCATAATTGGTAATATATACTTGAGTAAATTAGTTAAGGCTTGTACCCTGTCTTTTGGTTCGAGGCTATCGAGATCTATTGATAATTTTTCGATTTGGTGCTCTAATATTAAAGAAATCGTAGCCTTTAATTTTGCTGTTGATTTATTAGATATTCCTTTTCTTGAAGATTTTTTACCTTCTTGGTTTCCCGGTTTGAACATTTTTACTGTTTGGTTTAATGGTAGGAGTTCTTAATATCCTCTTGATTTCTAATATTTGCTGTGACGTGGTTCGCTTCATTACTCTAATTTTATTCCAGTTTTTAGTCCTCTTTGAACATCTCTAATTTTCTTTTTCTTGATAATCTTTGTCTTTGTCTTTGCTTTTTTCTTCATAATTCAATAATTTAGTAGTTTAATCATCGCTCCTTTTCTGCTTCTCCTCTTTTTTGGAAGTGTGTCTTCTTGGGTGCGTAAAGTAACTTTAACATTTTGGTTCCTTGTGGTGTTCTACATATCCAATTTTTCAAACAGTCTAAACGCTCATTCATTTATATTCCAGAATTAAGAATGTGAGTATTGATAAACCAATTACCATTATGATATCTTTTCAAAGCCGTTGAACTTCTTAGTTTTTTCAATTCACAATCATTAAGAAGCTCAATAGCATTTTGCAATTTGTCATAGACTGGCAATAGTTCCTCTTTTAGATATATCGTGTAATTTTCTGTTAGTTCTTTTAAGAATTTAGGAGATAAAATATAGCCTTTCTTAGTCATATTAAAAGTATTAGCAATATAACTATCAGATATATTAGATAAGTTGTTTAGAATGGCTATAAACTCTCTGTATGGAGCGTCTAACTCTAATAATTTAGCCGATTGCAAAGCACTTGGGAAATTAGTCTTAGCTGTTAGCCAATCATTGATTTTTATTACATCAAGCGTTTCTAATTCATCACTCGTAATTGCTTTTGAAAGTTCTAATAAATAATTGATTTTGTTAAGCTCATTTTCTTTTAGCTTCAATTCGTTCTTATGCTCTAATTGTAGGAAATTAATTTCTATCTTTTTCATATTAATTTAATTTACTTGAAATTTGGTTAATCAAATAAGCACTCATTGTTAATCTCTGTTCAGTAGCAAGTTCTTTAATTTTCTCTTTATCAGTCGTTGTCAGTCTGAATGAAATCACGTTCTCTTTAATATTACTCATAATTTTTAATTTTTAATTTAGTTATTGTATTCTAATGTAAAGACAATAAATGTCTGTTGTGTTTCATTTGTTTTACGTCTTTTAGAGGTGGTTTTGGAGTAAAAAAAAGGTAAGTATTTGATTAATAAGTATTTAAAGCGTAAAAATAATTAAAAAAAAGTTATAAACATATTTTAAACATTAGTTTAAAGAGTGTATATTTGTATT